AATTTTGGGTTGGATTCGTGCAGGGTGTCTCTAACCCGTGCCTTGGCTGCGTCAATCTGATCTTGAGGACGTGTCGTCCAATTCATGTTGACTGGGGCCATGACTCAATTGCTGAGGGTTGGTCTCATCGCAGTTATAGAGGCGTGTCAAATAGCTGTAAAGCCATTGGGCTTGCCAGTCCTGCTCGTGGTAACGAACAACGCCAGCAGCTTCTACGCGCCAAACCAACTTGCCATCTTTTTCGACCTGCTCAATGGTTGGCTTCATATCAAAAGAATAGGCACGGTGGTAAGCCGTGCCCTTGAGTTAATCAGAAATCAACGTTGGTCTTGCTTGGGATCTGTTGCAGGTTGATCGAGCCAAAATCACCGTATTGACCGGTCTGACCTTTGCCGTTTAGGTAAAAGCCTTCGACTTCAATCTCTTCGTTCTTGGCAAAATCCCACACCTTGCCGGGCTTGATGCGATCAGTTTGGCCAGCCAGTTTTGTTAGGTGAGACGCAAGTTCAAGAATTGACTGCTTGGTGATGAACAAGGACAACTGCTTGGGTTGCTTGCCTTCTGTGTCGAAACGGTTTTCACCAACAGACCATTTGATTTGGTGAGTGAGAGCGGGGACGAAATCAGCCATTGTGATCGATACCTTTAAAGAATTGAGAGAGGATGGTTTTGATTGCTGCATTAGGTACGCCGTTGTGATTGGCATCGGCGTAATGCTGCAAATTGGCGGCTAACAGAGGGTCAAGCCGCACTTGGAAATGAAGGTGACGGCGTTTTGCGTCACGCTTTTGCTCGGGTGTTTTTTCGTTAGACATAGTTCTTAAGGTTTTCGTTCATCCAATTTTGATGTTTGACCCCAGTTAGAACCGGTGCGATTTTGGCATCACTGGCGAGACCAAAGTCCCGTCGAAAGTCTTTACAAAACCGAGCAAGGTTGTCAGCAGACAACTCTTGAATCAAGCCAAGGCACAATTCGCGATCTTCTTTTGTCAGTGGTTGATCCTTGTCGGCAACGCCTTCAATCTTTGCTGCAGGCTTGGCAGGTGCAGGTTCTGCAAGATCAGCAAAATCTCCGTCAACATCCATGTCAGCCGTGAGGCCGAGGATGGCCAATAGGCTATATCTCCGGGAATAAGAAACGCTGCCACCAAAGTCGTGCAATGGATTCTTCCCTCGACCACCGACGACCATGGGCAAACGGCTGACGAGTTGACTACCGCTGACATGGAGCAACTGTGTGACAAGCACAGGGTTATTGTCATGGCTGCTTGGCTCAAAACCCTGAGAGACAGCCAACCCGTTTTTGATTAGATGCGGGGTAACAGTTGAAAGGACCGTAGCAAGATCAGCAAACTTGCCGTATTGGGCGGTTGCTGTTTTGTTAATTGCTGGAACGGTTTTGTGAAAATTAACAAGGGCCTCAACTAAGGGCTGTAACGGTGATGTGGACTCCGAGGAAATCGTCGGTGGCATAACGTTTGGTTGCATAGATTGAACAAATTTGCGAATCGTTGTGTAGCAAAACACGAGCCACAGCGTCTCCTATGGAGTCGCTCACCGATCTCAAGAGCTTGTCAAGGTCAGGCGTTGTGACGTGATGCTTAGGTGCCATTGGCTTGAGCTTTGTACTGTTTTTGCCTGTCCCAAAGTGATGTAAGGGACGAGGAAAAACAAAAACACATCTCAACTCAACTGGAGCTTTAGTGTCCCAGTCTGCAGGTTTATAGCGTTGTGCAGTGACAGCAATGTCATTGCGCCAAGAAGCCAAAGCTTCAGCGTTATTGGCAATGACTCGGCTTTGGTAAGCACGGACAGAGCCTTGTGGCACTGGGGTGCCAAGCACTGAAAAAGTAATGCTGCTTGAAGCGGAAATCATGCTGCTCCCCTGATTGCTTCTGTTCCATCTGACTTCCAGCAACGAGGGTCATTCATGTAGTCAGAAACGACTTGCAGAGCTTTCTCGTCGTGACTTTCTAAAACAGTCCACACATCGCCAGCTTTAGGCAGCTCGCAATTCCACAGGGCTTCATCTTTAGGATGGTTATAGCCCCAAAAAAGGCCAGGATCTTTGTAAATAGGCAAATTGCAAAGGGCAATTTTTAAACCTTCAGCCCCAACTTCACTTAAGACAAGGTGAATGTGATCATTATCAAGAACAAGATGCCATTTACCATCTTCAAAAAAAGGGCGTGCTTGTTTTAAGTTTTTTGTTTGCGACGATTCAGAAATCATAATTTTGAAAATTACAGGCAAAGGGTTGTACTTAACCAATCATGGCATGCCTGGGCATACCTGTCAATCAAACAACGGGTGCAAATGCAATTTGATTTCGTCGCCAACCCAGGTCATCGCATTAGACGGGATTTCTACTTCTGGAACCTGTGCTGTGTACCAACGATGCTCGCAACTGATGCAATGACGCCGACGAACAATTTCGTAAGGCCCTTCGACTGTTCTCTTTGTCGTTACAACATGCACGCGGAACGATCCGCACTTAGGGCATTTCATCACATTAAAACTGTGGTTGTAATAGTTGGAACTTGCCCCAGGCTTCTGACCACGCCTCAAGACAGTTACCCACGCTTTGCTCGATCACCTTAACTTTTTCCGGGCCAACGACAACCATCACAGCCATGTCTGGGAAAAC